TGAATTACACAGTAAAGATTTCTTTCAGATAGATGGTGAAGATCTTAGTAATTTTAATCTTGCTGATCGGGCTAATCTATATTTCAAGATTGGTTCGTTCCTTTCTCTGGCTTTTTCGACTACTGAAAAACCGATTATCAATTTGATCCATGATTGCGAAACGTTTGAAGACACCCTATACGCAGCAGAAGCGTTATATAATTTCTGCAAGCAGGAGCAAAAAAAAGAAAAACAAGGTAGACAGGATCTTGACGCAAACATTGAAAGTCCTGGCGATTCTGGCTCTATTAGCGATATTGACTTTCAGTCTCCCCTTTCTGACAGTGATAGCACTCCTGATGTGGAAGATAGGAGCGATTCTGTTGATAGCGATTCTGGGATGGATGATCCTGATCCTGTTGTAGAAACTGCTGAAGCATTAAGTAAGAAATTACAACAACTTGTTACACATGTAGGTGGAGTAGAAAATGTTTATGTAGAATTTCCTGAACTTAATCTTGATACTGTTATTGGATCTAATGAAGAGTTTCATAGCATTTGTGAGGAATCCTTCACAAAATCACAAGAAACTTGGGACATTGCGCATAAACAGTATGGTGAAAAGACAATGGATCTTTTTGCTGAACCAGATTTAGAATTTAAGGATTTTAAGAAAAGTGCGCAAAAAGAAGTTAACTACCTTGTTAAAGAATTTGAATGTCGGAAGGCAGCTGACAATTATAGTCGTTCTGCTATTAGTCGGACTGGGGTCCTCTCTACAGAGAAGCTTCATAATTATAAATTCGATGAAGACCTTTTTAGGAAGATTAATATTCTTCCTGATGGGAAAAATCACGGACTAGTATTTGTTCTTGATTGGTCTGGATCTATGGCAGATGTGCTTCAAGATACTTTGAAGCAACTTTATAATTTGCTATGGTTTTGTAAGAAGGTCCATGTTCCTTTTGAGGTTTATGCTTTCACAAATCATTGGAATAGTGGTAATGTGACATATCATTACAAGCGTGAGGAAGGAAAGTTTCTGATTGAAAATGATTTTGGGTTGATGAATATTTTCACTCATAAGGTGAATGGTAAAACTCTTGATCAACAAATGAAAACTATTTGGAGAGTTGCATATTCATTTAGATATGGTACTTCTTATCAAGTTTCTTATAAAGTTTGTCTTTCTGGAACACCGTTGAATGAGAGTTTAGTTGCCTTGTATAAACTTCTTCCCAAGTTCCAGAAGGATAATAAACTCCAAAAAGTTCAGTGTGTGATTCTTACTGATGGTGAAGCTAATCAACTTCCTTATCATGTGATGGTTCCTACTAGAAATGAATGGGATCGTTTAGGTTGTCGTAGTTGTAAACCAGATAGAACTCTTATCAGAAATCGTAAGACAGGAAAGACTTATAAGTTTGGATATTATTGGAATCATTTTACAGATGCATGTTTGAGGAATCTTCGTGATACTTATCCATCTGTGAATTTTATTGGTATTAGAGTTCTTGCTAATCGTGATGCTAATAGTTTTATTAAACTATATGATCATTCTGAAAAAGTTCAGAAGGATTGGAAAAAGAATAGGAGTTTTGTAATTAAGAATTCTGGATATCATGCTTATTTTGGTATGTCTGCTAATTCACTTGCAAATGATGATACTTTTGAGGTAAAAGAAGATGCAACCAAATCACAGATTAAGAATGCTTTTATCAAGTCTCTTAAGACCAAGAAACTAAATAAGAAGATATTAGGAGAGTTTATTGAGTTGATCGTATGACACTTAAAGAAGTGACCACATGAGTGGTTACTTTCTCCTTTCTTCCTTTATAATGAATTCATTGAAACAAACATCATGCCTCGTACTTTAAAAATGACTGATGATCACATTGTTGACGATTTAAGAAATACATATGGTGTAGAGTTTACTGCTGCTGATGTCAAAGGATATTGTGCATCTCGCGGAATGGCTTATCAGACAGTAACAAAACGCCTTGAGAAATATAAAGTAGGTCGCGGCAAATGGAATTTAGAAGTAACAACAAAAGTGGTTGAAGATATTGAGCGTTCATTTAATGCTCCTGCTGTTACTCCACATATCCAACAAAACCTTATCCCGGAAACAGATGATACCTTCGTCAACTTTGGTCCTTTTAATGATCTTAAGGCCATTCTCAAAACCGGTGTGTTCTATCCTACGTTCATTACGGGTCTTTCGGGTAATGGTAAAACGTTCAGTGTTGAACAGGCGTGTGCTCAACTAAATAAGGAGTTAATCCGAGTCAATATTACAATTGAAACAGACGAAGATGACCTTATTGGTGGCTTTCGCCTTATCGATGGTAACACTGTATGGCATAATGGTCCAGTTGTCGAGGCACTGGAAAGGGGAGCTACACTCCTTCTAGATGAAATCGATCTGGCATCTAATAAGATCCTATGTTTGCAACCAGTATTAGAAGGTAAAGGTATTTTCCTGAAGAAGATTGGTAAGTTTGTGCAACCTGTAAAAGGATTTAATGTAGTTGCAACTGCTAATACAAAAGGTAAAGGTTCTGATGATGGAAGATTCATTGGTACAAATGTTCTTAATGAAGCATTCCTTGAGAGATTTCCAGTAACCTTTGAACAAGAATATCCAGTAGCTTCTGTAGAGAAGAAGATTTTAGGAAGAGTTGCTGCTACGGTTGGCATTACAGATATTGGTTTTATTAATCATCTTGTAGATTGGGGTGACATTATTCGCAAAACATTTTATGATGGAGGCATTGATGAGATTATTAGCACTCGTCGTCTTGTTCACATTTTACGTGCTTATTCCATTTTTGGAAGTAAGGTGAAAGCAATTGAGGTATGCATTAATCGTTTCGATGATGAGACCAAGCAGGCATTCCTTGAGTTGTATGATAAGGTGGATGTTGACTTTCAACTTTCTGAATGATATAATGGAGGAAACAGATTGTGGCATGGTGGTTGGCTTATGAAGAACTTTATGGAGACATGGACAAGGAGTATCCTATTATGAGTGAGCATTCAAAGTATTATTATGATTATGATAGAAATGACCCTAATAGAAAAGGTCCAACCAATGATACAATAACTCTTGGTGGAATTGGAACCGATAGTATTGGTGCAGCAGAGACAGTACCACTTAATTTTGGTGGTGCAGGAGAGGATGTTGTAATTTTTGGAGGAGACTCTTCAGATACAATTTCAGTGCATGGTGCACAGGATTTTAATTTTGGTTCAGCAGCTTCTGCTGATACGATAACTTTTTCTTCTTCTACACTTGTAGGTGCTGCTGGATCAGATAGTATTGACTTTAGTCGTGGTGCAGGTAGTTTTTATCCTGCTGATCATCCTAGTCAACAGTTTTGGCAAGAAGATGGATTTAGTCTTACAGGAAATCCAGGTGCTATGGCATCTGATACTATTAGACTGACTGATGATGCTTATCCATCTATTGGATCTAATCTTGATGATGTTTACAAGCATCATTTTCCAGCAAAACCTAAACCAGATTTAAAGGGACCATCTCATCACAAATACCAGGAAGATAAAGGTATTGCAGATCTTAAAGATTATGTTTCTTCCACCTATCAGGGGCATTATACTAATGAGAGTTCAGATGTTCAAACACTTGACCTCATCCATTCTGTAGGTGATGCAGAGTCTTTTTGCCGCTCTAATGCACTTAAGTATTTGAGTCGGTATGATAAGAAAGGATCTGCAAAACGTGATATACTAAAGGCAATGCACTACTGCTTACTGCTATATTATTTCAGTGGCCAAACAAATGAAACTCCGACCCGTGGTTATGAAACTTTCTAAAAGTACTATTGACATTCTAAAGAACTTCAAAGAGATCAATCAATCAATTCTTTTTAAGGCAGGAAGCAATCTTCGCACTATTTCAGTGATGAAGAATATTCTTGCTGAAGCCACAATTGTTGAAGAATTACCAAAGGATTTTGGTATCTATGATCTTAGTCAATTTTTAAATATTCTTTCAACACTTCATAATGATCCAGATTTAGATTTTACTAGAGATGAGTATCTTATTATTCGTGAAGGTGAGAA